GGATTATGACATGACATCTATCAGTTGGCAAATCATAAAGATCTCTATACTTTTCATAGTTCCAACTAGAGTTAAAAACATACCAATCATATTTTGTGTGGTTAGATTTATCTTTAAACCACGGAGATATATTGGGTTGATTGGGAGCATTTTTTTGCCAAAGAATATTAATTTTGTTTTGATCTAAAGGTATTTTTTCAGGCACTGATGTACAAATAGAGAAGTTACTAAGTAAATCATGATCTACATATTTATTTAAAAAATTGTGTTGAAGCTCAGTCCCACCTAATGGAGTCAATCTGTTTCTCCGTCCAGTGATAACTCAGGAACGATAATGTTAACATCCCTTTGTATGTCACTTTCGTTTGTGTCAGTGGCTTTATCTTGGATGTCTTTTTGTGCTTCATCTTCATCTTTATAAACTTTACCAGTTTTTTTGTTTTTGATGGTAACTTCTGATTTGCAATGTATTACGTCCATATTCTTAAATACCAATATTTTTTAAAAATTGCAAATAAATTATCCGTTTTCTTGTGAGCGATCAAGTAGTGCATATGACACTATACCTTGTATTTCGTTAGCAGTGCCTGCGGTCATTTTTAAAATATCACCCTCTTCTAATACAAGTGTTTGTGATATTATTTGCCGTGTTGTATTTGAGGCAATTGCAGCATTATCAATTCTAAATGTAGCTGATGCACTTGTGTCTGTAACTTGTGTTGCTAAATTTACTGCAGCACTTGATGAGCCATTATGAACTTGTATTTGTTTAACCAAACAACGACCATTAGTTGGTGCAGTTAACACACTTGTTGTGCCAGTTGTTGTTAGTGAAAACCCTTGATTTTTGTATTGTATCGTCATCAGCTCATAAAAAAGTTAAAGGCATCTTGTTCGTTTTTTAAATCATTTTGATAAGCAAAGTTTAATTGATTTACTAATGTTTCAATACCATAAGTTATTTGTCTTTGGTTTTGCACTACATAATCTTCATTTAGTTCAGGAATAAGTATATTTATTTTAGCCAACTTTTCTCGCTCTCTTCAAAGCCTCTTTTGCTTTTTTTGCAATACTCACAACTTGTGTTTTGCCCATAACCTTTGCCCGTTGTTCCATAACAGTTAGTATTTGTATCTTTCGTGCATAAGGTTTATTTATTTTTTTTACTTTAGCTACAGTTTTTCTAGCATCGGTTGGAGTAGCAAATTTTATACTGACAGTATCTTTAGGATTTTCATCGGTATAAAGTCTTCGATCGCTACCTTTGGGTTTTTTTCCTGTGCCTACTTTTGGATCTCTTTTAACCATTATCTTCTTCCATCAGGTTGAACATCAGCTCTGAATGCTCCAAAACGCCAAGACTCATCAGTTGATGTATTTTCTATTTTAAGAGATGCTAACCTACCTCTTGCCCTTGTGTCAACCTTTTTTGTAGTTGAACTCACAGTAAAAGGTCCTAATGGTGAGGACGCTTCTGTTTCTGATGGAAAATCTTTAAGGTTAATAGTAATTTGAGCATTACCATCAAGCTTTCCAAAGTCAGGTATAAATCTTCTTATTTTAACAAAAAACTCACCAGCACTACCTTCTATCGGCATTTCAAAATCACCTGATTCTATAAACGCATTGATTGCTGTTTTATTACCTAATACATCTAATTGATTACTGCCTGTTTCGTGTTTGTATAATGTAGCGGCACCAAACTCATTCGTAATACCATTAATAGATACAGAAGGTAAACCCGTAGAATTATACTCTGTTGCGTATGGGTTATCTAATACATACTTATCACTGTATGCTGTTCGTGCTAAAGAGCTTGTTGTCCATAATCCTTCTCTATAATTTAATGTCACACATCGATCTATTTGTGTTGAGCCATCTTTACAGTAAAACCAATTTATTTCTGTAAACAAAGTATTATATCCTGCAAAGACTTGTTCACTCTGACCAAAATTAAATCCTAAGTCATCTGAGGTTTGCGTGGTAAACACAAAATCCTCAACAGAACAGGTAAGTTTTTTTACTGAACCACCATCGTAAGCATAAAAACCACCAGACTTACCCATCCAATACATAATACCATCCACATGCACTAATGAGTGCTGTGACATGGCTCCACAGTTTGAACCCACCTGTCTTATTGAAAATGTAAATGGAGGACCAACAAACTGCATAATATAAGCAGAGGTGTCTGTCACAATAAATATATAATCTTTACCTCGTGCTGCACTTACTATTTTTGACCCACTATCTAATTGAAATGTTCCTGCTGTATTAGTTGAAACGGGCACATAGTCTGTTCTATCTTCTTGATCTGAAAAACGTATAAACATTTTATCTTGTGTATTAATTGACCCAATCGTTGTTTCTGTACCTAAATGAATTAAATGTCTATCTGTATCTGATACAATTGTCATAACACTTGCTGTTGGATTTGTGGTAACAGCAGTTGCTCTTGTAGTTACACCACTTGTTGGATTCCATTCAAAGGTGCCACCATTTTTAATTGTTGCTATGAGTATTGTGCCATAATTATCTAATGACCAATTACCTGGTTCTAAACTTGTAGCTGAAGCAGAGGTTGCTGAACCCCAAGCAGTAGAACCATTCCAAGTTCCTGTACCCCACCCAAAACCAAGAGTTTGTGTTGCTGAACCTACAGGAAAGTAAGATTGCACTGTGCCTGATCCTGCTGCAGTCATACCAGAACCAGATTCACTTGAAGGCATTGTAATTGTAAAACTATTTGTAGCTGCTGTAATAATCTGAAAAGGGTTATCAGTAAAGTTAGCTGCTGTAAATCCTGTACCACTACCAGGCATAGTCACTGATGAAAAAACAACAAACTCACCTGCTGTTAAATTGTGAGAAGTTTTGTTTACTGTTACTGTTGCAGAGCCATTTGTTGAGGTAAAAGTCAAACCTGTTATTGCAGTTTCAAGAGGACTAATATCATAAATACCACCACCATAAAATAGAAACAAACCTTTACTTGTACCTATAGCTATGTATTCTGTGCCATCTCTATCAGTCCAAATGTGTGAGGCTCTTGCTACACCAGGCATTGTTGTAGCTACAGCTTGTTGCCAGCCACCAATTTTTTCAGGTTCACCATAACGAAAACGAACAAAGTCACCATCTGTCCATTGGTTGGCTGCTTCACTTTGTGTTATTTGTTTGTTAAAACCACCTTTGAATGGTATGCGTATTAAAGGCATTCTACCTCGCAGTCACAGGGTTTGTTCCGTCCCCAACGAATGGATGTTTTGCAAATGCCATGTAAAAAGTTACTACTCCAGAATAATTAGCACCATAACCAGATTCTTGTCTTACTTTAAATCCATTACTTAAAAAATCAAAACCCCTACCAAAATTACTGTAGTCAGCATCACTTCTATCTGGGTGTACAAAGGTTGTAACTGGATTCATTGTGCTTCTTGCAGCATCACATAAGTACCAGTTAGCAGCATTATTTGCTTTAACTAGCAACCACGCAGGTTTAAATCCTGTATATACGAATGGACCATCTGCAACTCCGTTTCCAGTGTATTTTCCAAATTTACTAAAGCCATCAACAGAATGCCAACAATACAAAATTATTGGTTGACTAGAATTACTCATAGATACTCCAAGATTTATGACAGAAGATGTTGGTGCTGAACCCCACACATCACTATTTGAAGTTTCACCAATATTTTGATTTAAAGATAAATAATAACTTGCACTCGTCATACTTTTATGATAAGCAGACCAATGATAACCACCACTCAGTGTTTCTGGTCTACCAAAAATCCATTCAGGTGCTGACGATAATCCATGTCCAACTGTTGCTGCACTACCAGTTCCAGTATATCGTACAATAGAAAAGCCTGCCGTTTGATTAGCTTGGACAACTGAAGTAATTGAACCATTACCATTACTTGCAGTGGTTCCCGCATTAGCATTCCAGTTCCAACTTACATACGATTCACCACTTGTATTAATTGACACATCATCTTCAATTTGTTGACCACCAACTAAAAACTTTTGCAATCCATCTGCAACTGTTGCTTGTACATCTGTTGTATTAGAAAAAATTGCTTTTTGCTTACCTCGTGAACTATCGTATAATTGATGATTGTCAGTAGCATCTCTGTTCTTCATCCACACAAATCCACTTATACCTTTGGATGTCTCTGGCAAGTTGTCTTGTTGAATAGAGTTATATCCTGTTGGTGCAGTATATGAAAAACTTCTTTGACCAAAATTATAATCTACAGTAGTTCCACTATGAGTATAATTTAAAATAATAAGTGGACCCTTCATTCCCGTTCTTAATGAATTACTTGTATCACCATCTGCTATCTCACTAGCTGTTGCTGAGTTCTGCCAAGTGCCATTTTTAGAAATCCACATTGCTCCTTTGTCCACATCAATAGCAATTCCTATTACATCATTTGTCGTAAATGAATTACCATAAGTGTGATATGCTCCTGCATCATTATTAGATGTATATGCTTGTCCATTATCACTTCTAATATACCCACCTGCTATTTTTGATACAGGGTTATCTTCTGTGTAGTGGTCAAGATAATCATCAAAATTACCAACACCTAAAAAAAATAAAGTAGAACCAGCAGTCGTTATTGTTATTTCAGAATAATATTTTCCGCTTGTCAAAGGTATTTGACTACCACTAACATAACCTTGTCCACCACTAACTGTTGCAGCTTTTAAATTACCTTCAGATAATGTAATGTTACTATTTTTTATAGTATTTAATGTTGTATGATTCTGGGTAGGACTATCGGTGGTCAAGTCAGAGGCAACAAGGTTGTGCACAGAAAGATCATTGTTATTACCACTTGTATCATCGCCAATCGCAGAAGGCGATCCAAACTGTAATCTAAAACCATTGGTTCCATAAGTAATACCCGTTAATGATTTAGGTATCCAACGACCTGTACTGGTATCAGTTAATCCAAATGTAGATATTGCAGGATTACTGCCATCAATCATATTTATTTCTGCAAGATAACCTATGCCTCGCACATAACTTGCATTATTAGTATTACCAAAACTATTTTCATAAGTTGTTTGATTCATCCAACCTGTTTGATTAGAACCTGCCTGAGTTTCTGTATTCCAACTTGTAACTTTTTCTCCATCAATGTAAATTTGTACTCTATCTGCTGCTGTAGAATCTGTCGTATCTCTGCGAACATAAATGTGATACCATTTACTTGTATCTTCAAAAGTTCTGTTTGTGATATAATTCCAATCATACGAACCTGGAGAACTTTTAATACAATAATAATTTAATTGATTACTGGTGTTAAACTCTAAAGCTTCACCAACTGAAGCATAATCATTTGCAATAAAAATTGAACTAATACTTCCAAGTCTTCCTCTTTTAACCCAAGCTGAGAAAGTTAATATGGTACCACTACCATTTGAACTTGGTGTTCTTCCTACTCTAGCTTGTGCGGTTGCACCATTAAATATACAACTGTTAGAAATTACACCACTATCTGTGAAAGGCACAAAATTCCCGACTCGTTGCCCTGCTCCGTTACCCTCATATATAATATTGAAGAAATGTTCTTCGCCATTTGGTATTGTTGGTGCTGCCATATTAACTCCCTAAATTACTCGTATTAAGTGCCATAGAATCGCTTACCCCACTTGGTTTGTTTGTCCATTTACTAGAAGCAAATCGTGCTTCAGCACTAGCACCATTAAATGGACCAGCTACAAAAAACATTGTACCAGTTAAACCAGTTTTTGCTGGTGTTCCTGAGTTCATAGCTGTGCCGTTTTTATAAAAAACTAAATCTCCGTTTGCTTTTCTCCATACCCCTATAACATCTGTATTTGTAAAACTAACTCCATAAGAACCTGAACTGCTTTGGTCAATAAAATTACCATCTTCTCTTATTACATAAGCATTGTTATAAATTGAATTACTATTGTCTGATTGTGCTGTGCCATCTTCAATACCTATGGCAAAGTCAACACCACTTCCAAGATTTGAAGTCATTACCATTTCAAAAAAAGCATCTGTACTTGCTGGAATCTGTATTGTGCTTCTTGCCATATTTCTTGCAGAATTACCTGAATAAGCAATAGCTAAATTACCATTACTATAAGTAATTAAAGTTTCTGCTTCTATTGGATTCCAAGTACAATGATTATTTGTTGGTGAATCGGGTTGTTGGTCATCAGT